GACCCTTTCGGGTCACTCAGTGCACAGTGCACATCCCATCCTACCTTCGTAGGATGTATACCAACTGTAACCTAAGGAGAGCCATAATGGCGAATTCGAAGTCAGATATACAGAACGGAAGTTCTATATATGCTGTAACTATAGTGAAGATTGACAAGTCAACGGGTCACGAGACCGAAATTATCGATATCGTGATTCCTTTGACGTACTGTCGTCTTCTCTATAATATGCTTCGTAATCACCTAAAGCTCTCCAATATGGAGAAGGACTAATGGCTTTTAATAAGTTGACGGACCTTCATGATGACATGTACTGGGACCCGCATAATGCGGCCAAGTTTCATGATTCATTCAGAAGAAAGGACTATGACGATAACATCTTTTTGCCTAGTATTGGCACTCAGTATGTTTTCGGTAATGGTTCTAACTTTCCGTCATTTAAAGCTACTAGTAGGTATGCTGAACTGTATAACGTTCATCCTGGTCCGCCCTATGAAAGGGGTGGTCCTCTATTGAACGTTTCCCGTGTCTATGATTATGATGTCTTTCGACAGCAATATATCAAAGGCCCGGGCACGAGGGAGTACCGCGGCGAGTTTGTTCCAAATGTTTATGGATCGCTCGTCGGGGAACAAGGCTTAGATAGCCTTGCTTCATCGTGTCCAGTTAATCTTAGCTTTTACGGCCCAAAGGGGTGGGAACGGTATAAACCGAACGCACCCAAAGCGGGAGTAGCAAGAGCTTTGATCGAAGCACGCCAATTGCCGCACATGTTCTTCAAAAACACCAGAGATTATACTAAGCGGGTCTTAAAAGGCCAGCATAGTTTCAATGGTTTAGCGAAGAACACTGCACGCGAATATCTTAATTCGATATTCGGGTGGCAATCCTTCCTCAATGATGTCAAGAAAGTCATTCAAGGCATTCTTGATTATGAGAAAAACATCGAGGAGATCGTAGATTCTCTACGTCTCCGCGAAGGTTTAGATCATACTACTAGACACACTGAAGGATACGTATTCCAAGATAGAACGTCATCGACGTTCGAAAGTGGACCCGTAGCTTCATCGCTCTATCCTGTTTTGAATAGTAATTTCTATCCTACTCTAACAGGTGGATCGTATTCCACAGTGACGACGACCAAAATAGATTATTGGTTTTCGGCTAAGTGGAAATATGTCATAGAAGCATCATTGACAAACGCTGGTGGATACTATATCCCCGACGATGTACGTGCCAGACTGAAGAAAGTTCTATTCTCTAACGAGATGAACCCTGCAGTTTTCTGGGACGTCATGCCGTGGACATGGTTAATAGGATGGTCTTCGAATGTGTCTACTAATTTACACAATCTCGTCGATCCCTTACTGCCAGAACAAGCAGCTGAATACGCATTCATCATGGGTAGTCACGAGCAAGTTGCTCATACAGAGGCACGCCAGACATTTACTGGCGGTGTCGTTGTACAAAGACAATGTACTCGTACTACAACATGGAAAATGCGACAAACAGCTTCTCCGTTTGGTTTCGGTATACAATTTGTTAGCCTATCGGCGAAACAAATCGCAATCCTAGCGGCACTTGGAATTTCCAAGTTTCTCTAGGTTACTAAAACTTAGGAGCTATGCTATGTTTGCAGATCCACAATCAGTTACAGTTAACGCTGTAGCCCAATCACTTCCCGCAATTTCGCGGGATGCGAAAACTTCGACTTATCGTAAGGATGATGGTTCGTATGAACTTATCATTTCTCACGACGAGAAGAATCGTAACCGTAGAGTTGTACGTCTCAATCATAAAAAGATTGCAACGGACCCCTTTACGGCAGACAACGTCGAGTATACCTCATCGTTCTATTTCGTCATGGATGTCCCTAAATACGGGTACACCGCGACTGAAATGAAAGATATGGTCCTCGGGTTGACTGGTTGGCTTATATCCGCTAACGTTCTGAAAGTGCTCGGCGGCGAGTCGTAAGACTCTTGCCGGATCTGCACTAACATAGCTACGGAATAGTGCTCCTTCTTATTATAAGGAGGTAACTATGAAAAGCCTAACGTGGCTACTAAGTATCATGTTGCAAAATTGCAGCATGAGATGTGGCACCGACACTTCCAGAGATCTTATTCAGATCTCGAAAAGAGTCAAACACGAAGGCGAGTCGTTTCTAACGATTCGTCTTCCTGACTTTAGTAAAGACTTCGAAAGTTGTCTTGCTAAAGGCAGAATTGACCCAACAGATTTCCAAAATTTTGGAAAACTGGGAGCTACCCCTAAACTTTTTAGAGGAATGCTCGATCAAGTGTTTGACAGGAAGTCCGGTGAGTTATTGCAACGTCCGTCAATCGAAGCTATTCGTTGCATACGACAAGTATGTCGTATGTTCGGAAAGATTCGACAACCGTGCCATCCTCAAAGAGAAAGGCATTGTTATGAAGACTTTGTTGCAATTGATAAAGAAGTTGGGTCTAAAAAGCTGGATATTTCGTATAGAGATTATTCTTCTCTGTACTTTGTATTCCAGTACACCTATGGCAGGATTTGTGCACGCCTTGAGTCTGAACTCAGAGCGTGTGATCTCGTGCCTAGGCATGGACCCGGTGCCACTGCCGAACGAATCTCTGGAAACAGAAAATTTGTTCTTCAACGGTGGCCTCAACGACTAGAAGAATCTTTTCCGTCTGCCCGCTACTGTATAAGTAGCTACGACAAATGGGAAGATCTTCAAGCCATTAACTTCTCTAACCCGTCTGAGGAAATGCCCGTAAGGGTTATTTCCGTACCTAAGACTGCTAAAGGACCTCGCATTATAGCAATAGAGCCTGTGTGCATGCAATACGCACAACAGTCTCTGCTACAGCGCTTGGTCCCTTTGATTGAGTCTGATCCAGTAGCTCGAAAAATTACTCGATTTACTAGTCAGGCATATAATCAATCTCTAGCTTTATCTTCATCTCGTACAGGGGCTTATGCCACTCTCGATATGAAAGAAGCTAGTGATAGAGTCAGTCTTGATATGGTCTGCGAGCTTTTTAGATCGTATCCATTACTTTTGGATGCTATCTTAGCTTGCAGATCACAGACAGCTAACGTCCCTGGCTTTGGAGTTATTACCTTAGCCAAGTTCGCTAGCATGGGATCAGCATTGTGTTTTCCTATAGAAGCAATGGTGTTTTCGACTCTCGTCGTAGCATCAGAGTTATGTAGGAGAACCAATGGTACTCACTGGAAGACGGCAACTTTGACAAAGATTTTCAAAGATAGCCGTTATTCTGTTTACGGAGATGATATCATTGTCCCCGTAGAACAGGTGCCTTCTGTTATGGAAATGTTACGAAAATTTGGTAACATTGTCAACGTTAACAAGTCATTCTGGACTGGAAAGTTCAGAGAGTCTTGCGGCGTCGAAGCATATGACGGAGAGGATGTAACACCTTGTTACATTCGTCACCCGATGCCTCGTAACAGAAAGAGTATGCTTGACTGGTCGCACTTACTTACATTCCGTAACCAATTATACTTAAAAGGTTATTGGCATGCTTGTAAGGAGATAGATTCCTATATAAATTCGAATATAGGATATATCCCCACTGTGCATAGTACCAGCCCAGGTGTTGGTCGTTTGACATTCATGAAATATGATTGCCAACGCCAAAACACACATCTTCACAGACCAGAGGTAAAAACTCTAGTCGTGAGGACGCGTAAGAGAAAGGATCCTTTGAACGGGAACCCTGCTCTTCTGAAGTTCTTCCTTGGTAAACAGAACCAAATAACAAGTGGTTTTGCGTCCCAAATGGAACTTGAGCGTACTGCAGTGTCTCGCGACACTTACATCGTTCGCGAGTGGGTCACACCTTATTAGGTGTGAGTGGTGCCACATTTACGTGGTAGATCGGACACAGCTTTAAAGATGTTTCATTTTGTTAAGATTCTTATTATTCGAATCTATGAAACACCTCTTACGAG